TTAACATAATATACATAATGCGCACTGATATAGTGATTCTTTAGGACTTGCAATCACTAAGGCTAATCCAGCACAAGCCATTGAAATGCTTGATAATCCAAGTCCGTTAAACTTTTTTCCTATGTTCTGCCATAGTGTCTGCGCTTCGTGCGTTTTTGCTTTATCCATCGCTAAGCCAATCAGAGCCTTTTCTTTGTCTTCACCAATAGTTTCAGCAAGCATAAGTATCTGATTTTCATTGAGATAACTTCGACCTTTTCTTACTTCTGTGAGCATTTGAGGGCTTACACCTAGGTCATGAGCAATCTGCTTGTATTGAATGTAGTTCATTTGCTCTTTATAAGCATCAATGAGCTTGTTTGTGTACATTTCTGCTTTTCCTCTAATCACGCTATTGGACTGATTTTAGTCTTTTAGTACAGATTTTGCTGTGTTGACGGTACAGAAACATCTGTATTTAATCACTACAGAATTTACTGTATCAGACCGCCTTAGCTTTGGGCGTTTGCCCTTGACGCTTACGTCTTGGCTTTGGCGGTCGCTCTCTCACTAGTCAAGGTTGTTGTAATGGTCGTATTAGAAACTGAAGTTAAAAACGTCAATGTTAAAACGTTAACGCTCCGTCACTTCGCAGTGTCTCACGTTCCAGCTTTCAAGCTCTGTTACATCACTACAACTGACATCTTTGAAGAAGTCGTTGTTCCTTTCAATCACTTTGGCTACTGCATTAGCACATTCGAAAACAACCAAGAGTCCTTTGGTTATCTCTCGGTTGGCGATTACGAGTTTCGTTTTGAATCTGACGAACATGAAGTTCTATGTCGTTTCTTAGGCATGACACCTTCAAAAGCGACGGCTTTAGAGGCTCAGTAATCATGAACGAAGCTCAAATCATCTATTACGACTTGCTGCCTGACTACACGGTGTCTGTGTTGGTCAAAGGTTGCGACGAATGGGATTTGCTTAAATCCATGTCTCATCTTGAGTCTTGGGCTTCGTCTCAGTTCGCTTCTTATGAGTTGGTGTCCATCACCAACACGACCGTTGAACAACGTATCAATATGGGGGTGTTCGATGACTACTGCAACTAACATCCTTAAAAGTTTCGATGAGCAAAGCGTTCATATTGATTACCTGTGTTTTACGTTTGCCGTGAAAGACTTACGTCATTGTCACGATGCGGTTCGTCGATTGCACAAGCATGAGGAATACAAAGGCTTTGCCAAATCTGGACTGTTACAGCGTCACTGCCGTGCGCCTAAGTTCCCTGCTCCACCTGTGTTTAATCCGACGGTCGCTCAGACTTCCGACGAGATTGATTCGTACAACAAAGCGTTTGATATCTGTTATCGCAATTACTTGGAAGATTGCTTGCGTATCTTCACCAATCAAGTGCTTGGTCTGTCGCTATCTGCACCTCGTGGTTTGGGTTTCCAGTTCTACACCGAATCCATGAAACTGACTTCGCCAGATGGTGAGGACTTCTGCGGCTTCGTTGGTATCGGCGGTAACAATGACACGGTGCATTTCCAAATCAACGGAACGGGATGCAAGCATGTATTTGCCCGTCGTCCTACGTGGTCGCTACATGACTGGCTGACCAATGTGCTTGGTGTGCAAACTTTGGCGCGTGTTGACTTGGCCTATGACGATTACGACGGGATTTTTGATTGCGAATACGCTTACAAGGCGTGGCGTGACGACTGTTTCCGCACTGCTGAACGTGGCCGTGGTCCTGTGCTTCATGAAGATATGACCATTGCCAGTATCGGCAAAGACGGCAAACCGATTTACACCAAAGAGCAATACTCGATTGGTTCGCGTACCTCGCGCATTTACTGGCGTATCTACAACAAGGCGCTTGAACAGAAACTCGCAAACACTGGCCTTGTTTGGTATCGCTCTGAGGTCGAGCTTAAAAAATGGAATGTTGATGTGTTGCTGAATCCAGCTGGCGCGTATGCCGCGCTCAATGATTTCGCAGCCTCGATTTCTACTGCAAAGAAATTCAATACCAAACCTGTCCCGACTAAACGTGCGGCGTTAGACCTGTTGGCCTCGGCTCACTGGATGCGTCGCCAGTACGGGAAAATCCTGAACTCTTTAATCGAATTCCATGAGGGCGACATTGAAACCGTTGTCGGCTCACTCGTCCGTGATGGAACCAAATTCACCTTCCCCGATACCTACGGCAAGTTGGTGACTCACATATTGGAGACTTAACAAATGGCTAAATCCGTTTTTGTACTTGGCATGGATATCACTTGGAACTCAGCACGTGGTGACAGTGCTCAACTGAACGTGTCACGTCCTCTACGTGAAATCAACTCGGAGAAATTCAAACGCCGCACTATCGGTGAATCGGGTGATGTGAATCCCCAATGGGATCAACCTTTGATGATTGACCATGAATATGCCCTGCTTCTTGAGCGCACTGGTGCTCTTGTTCCTCGCCGCGAATACCAATTGCGCTTGGAGATTAATCCAGAAGACCCATTAGCGGGCGCTATCGTGACTGAGCTTATTCCAGTCGACCAAGAAATTAAGAAGCACTTCGAGGCTTCAATGAAACCCGTTCAAGGCTAAAAAATGTCTGTATGCGTCACCGTCGTTAACCAGTATGGCAATTTGAAAGCAACGAAAACGCCTGTTGCGGATTGCCAAGAATACGTGCTGATTTCGGCGGTGGACTACCAAGAATATAAGGAACCAGTCCTCTTCAACGGTGACTTGTTCCTGTATGTCAGTGGCGTGCTCTTGATCAACATGGTCGTTGGTCACTGGGTGGGTCGTGTTGTTCGCCTTATGAGTAAAAGGTAAATCTTATGAAAAAACTAGAACTTGTTGTAAATAACGTAAAACACGCAGTAGTAAACAAAAAGACCGCAGCTGGCGCTGCTCTTATGGTCGCGTCTGTCTCTCCAGCGTTCGCTGAAGTCGATATCACGGGCGCAATCAACTCTGCGGTATCCGGTGGTCAAGCTAACGTATCACTGGTTGTGGCGGGGCTGATTGGTATGGCTGCACTGGGCTTTGGTGTGACCATGGTCGTTGGCTTCTTACGTCGCTAACGGTTCACCTCTATGCCTCCTTTATCGGGTAATTTACTTGGAGATGTTCTCGCTATCGTTCTAGGTGTTGCCTTTGCGGGGGCATTCCTCCACGGCTTTGTGAGTGGCATCAATACTCACTAATCAACGGATAAAGGGGGCTTCGGCTCCCTTTTTTATTGGTTTTATACAATGAATCACTATCTCCGTTTTTTTATTGTCCTTGTTATTCTATGCGCTAGTCATCATACGTATGCTTTAGAAGCACGTATTAGTCATATGCAAATGAGGGGTTGTGGCTCTCAAGGTGATTGGGTTGACCCTTACAAGGTGAATACTTGTTTTTTGGATACTGGGTATTTCGACTCATGCACATTTGAGAAGACATCCTATTCTAATGCTCGCGACCCCTATCAAACAGTTTGTGATAATGGGCTCGGTCTTTCTTATTCTGAGGTTCGTTGTCCAGAAAATAGCGAATTTGACCCTTCAACCTTACGTTGTAAATCGGTTTGTGAATATGGCAAGAACCCTGACGGCACCTGCATGGATGCTTGCCAGTTCAAACAGTCCATTGGTGATACGGTGAAATTGCATTGGCACCCTGCCATATACGGTGAACTGGTGACAGGCGCGTGCTACGGAGACTACGGTGCCACTCGATGCGAAGTGACCAAAAACGAATCCACCATTATTTGTACTGGCGTTCCTGATGGACAGTACACGCCCGACTCTCAATGCTCTCTGCGCTTTGCTTACACTGGACGTCAGTGTGACGGTGGCACACTTTTCTGGGGTGTAAATGGGCCTGATGAACCCATCATTCCACCGGATACGCCAGAAGACCCAACCCATGACCCCGATGACCCAACCGAAGAGATTGAAGACCCAACTGTCCTACCTGACGATTCAACCAACACGGTCAATCCCGGTGTCGTTGATGATAAACCGGATGTAGAAGACCCTGACACGGATGAATCGACAGACACGGCAGTCCTTTCTGCTATTAAAGGGCTTAACGTGGATGTGAACAAAGGCATCAATGATCTTAACGTCGATATCAACCAGTCACACGCTGATATCACCAACGCGGTTATTGATGTGAAAGGCTCTTTGGTCGATAACACCCAAGCCATTCAAGAGCAGCAAATCAATGACAACAAGATTTATAACAACACCAAGGCACTCATCCAACAGGCCAACGGCGATATCACTACGGCGGTGAACAACAATACCAATGCCACCATTGGTATTCGTAACGATTTAAAAGGGCTTGGTGATTCCATGGGCGAACTCGATAACAGCTTAAATGCGATTGAGGGTCTATTGACTGGCTCAGAGTTTGGCACACCTACGGGCACCGCTATCACTGGCGAAATCTTCACGGCAGAAGACTTTGCCAACCTGCAAACCACGATAGATGAAAAAGCCGAATCCATCCAAGGCTATGTGGACGACATCAAAGGCTTAATCACTATCGGCACCAACTTCAACAACGGCACATTAAGCGACAAGTCTTTTAACATCAAAGGCGCAACCGTTGAATCAGGACTACAGCGTTTTGATGCGGTATCGGGCTACGTGCGCCCTGTCGTGCTGTTCATTTGTGCCTTAATCGCCCTTTGGGTTCTGTTTGGTAATCGGAGTAAATAACATGGAATACATCTACTCAGCATTAGAGTTTATTGCCAACATTGGGCAAACCTTTCTCGACTTCTTTGATGTGGCGATTGAATGGATAAAGAACGCGTTTGAATACGGCGCGATGTGGCTTATCTCGGTATGGCTCGATATCAAGATTGCCTCGATACAAATCGCACTCAAGATTGCGCAGCTGCTGCTCGAAGAATATGGCGTCTATACGCTTGTCGAAGACCGCTTTAATGCGCTTCCCTCTGACGTCCGTTATATCTTGACCGAATACGGCGTCACCTCTGGGCTACGTGTCATCTTTGATGCGTTCGCTACGTCTTTAGTTATGCGTTTTTTTAACTGGTGATTGAATGGCTACTTCATTTCGATACGGTCACGGTGGCTCTTACAAATCGGCTTGCGCCGTGTGGTTTGACTTACTGCCTGCACTGCGTGAAGGTCGAATTTGCATTACGAACATTCATGGCATGCAGCCACTTGAAGTGATTGAACAACGCCTTGGTGAGAAGTTCCCTGATACGGCTCGGCTCATTCGCATTAGCTCTCGCAATCCTGAAGGCTTCGAGCTTTGGAAATACTTCTTCTGTTGGGCACCCATTGGGGCATTCATCCTCATTGATGAGTGTCAGCAAATCTTCTCGGTCAATGCAGGTTTCAAAATGGCGAACATACACAAGCGCCCTTTACTGACTTTGAGCCCCACTTACCGGAAGGATTCTCCGAGCTGTTTCACTCTCGTTGGCTAACGATTGATACGTCCAGTTTGGATCATGGCGAGATAGACGATTGCCAGCGCACACGTTTTGATGAGCAAGGACGCATCATCTATCCCGAGAACTTTAACAACGCCTTTATGGAGCACCGGCACTACAACTGGGACATTGTGTTGCTCACGCCTGACTTTGCACAAATCCCGAAAGAGTTAAAAGGTGTTGCGGAGTTGGCCAAGCAACATAAGGGTAAAGATGGGATCTTCTTTTCCAACCGCAAACCGCGCATCTTGGAACATGACCCAACTCGAACGGTCACCAAACCAAGCAAAGACGATGTGGTTTATAACCTCAAGGTGCCGCTTGATGTCCACCTACTCTACGCCTCGACTGTCACGGGGCAAATCACTAAATCGGGGCTTGGAAAGAACATCTTTCTTAACCCGAAATTCTTAGCAGCTATGGCACTGGTCGTGCTTTCATTTGGGTACTTAGTTTATGCGCTTATTGGTATGGTTTCTGATTCTGAGACGACAACTGCGGAAGGAACGCAGCTTCATCAAACTTCGCAGCAAAGTGGCGTTTCGACTTCGCAAGGTCAAGCACGTCCTGGTCAAAGTGGTTCGCCTGGTTCTGTCATGGGTTCTAGTGGTTCTGGCTGTACGGGTTCTGGTTGCGGGAATGAGTCTTATCATGACGTAGGCACCGTTCCGGCTTGGTTCCCACTGGCGAACTCAGAGAGTATCTATGTCTCTGCGGTGGAACGTTGGCACAAAGCCACCTCGATACACGTCAACGTGCATTTTGAGGTTGTCACACCGCGCGGTGTGACTTACCTCGATGACGGATTCCCAAATAAGTTGGGCGTCAAGATGGAATATCTGGACGATTGCCTCGTCCAGCTGTCTCGCGGCGCATCCAATTTCTATGTCACGTGTTCGCCGTATGAGCAATATGCACAACGGCAAGAGCAAGATATTGAACTCAAACCTGTTGGCGGTTTGTTTAGCGGAGACGAAACCTAATGAATGAATACGTAACGCATGGGCAGCTGGTTGAAATCATCGAGCTGTTTGATCATCTCTCGATAGTGAACGCCGTCATTGTGGTGATCGTGTATGACCTTGCGAGATACCTCCTAGGCAAACTGGTCGACTACTTCAATTAAAGGCACGGTGCCAGCCCCGCAGGGATAAGGAGTTGCGGAGCGACGACGAGGCACCAAGCCGCCCACCATAGCAAAACCTAGCTTCATCACTTAATCGGCGCGGTTAGCAGCCCAAAGCTATTTGGATGCTGCCGCCCTCCTTCCTGCTAGACCAGCCTTGCAGAGACTATCCACACCAAAGGCGCGTTAACCTACCGGAACGCTGCATACTCACAACGTCAAAGCTTTGCGAGTGTCGAGCAATGCTTATTCTTCTTTTCTGGGTTCTCTCCGACGGACGCGCGGAGCAAGTGAGGACGGGCTAGGACGATTGCGCGACGTGCGGCGGGAGGTCAAACCCCCGAATCTGTATTACGGGGGTATTACGGGGGTATTACGGGGGTAAATTCCACCATGCCTTAACGGTTTGATTAAATCGCAATTAGCCTCTAATAGACTATCCATAGTGTAACTAACTTATATTATTAAAAGTATGGAACTTATCTATTGAGGTAAGTGAGGGTAAGCGGCACAATGTGTTAATAAAAGATGGCAAGTAGCCGTATAAGTACCGTTAGTTGTACTCAATAATGGAGAACTATGAAAGAAAACTGGGTTCGGTATGAAGATATCGAGGAAAAGCGAAATGGATACTATGTCGAGTATAATCCTGTATTTACGGGGCAAGACTTCGCTAATTTAGTTATTTACATTCATGATCGGTCACTTAACTCGAAAATTGACTCAATTGTCGAATCTGAGCTAAAAATGTGGGCAAAAAAATACCCAACGCCAATTCTGACGATGGTCAAAACTCTTGAGGAAGGTGTGTGGAAAATCAGGGAGTTAGGTTCTGATTACTCGATCTTAGCCTACGTTGATGACGATAAAGTCGTCCAATACGATGACACTGCCCATGATTCTAGTAAGCCTGATTTTGACTTATCTAAAGAAAAGCTCTCACAAATTTACTCCGGACTATCCTATCGGACTTTAGATGACGTAATTAGAAAACAGAATAAGCAGGCGCAAGGACGAAAATTACTTTTAATGATGTTGACCTTTTGGTTTTGTATTGTTCCCGCTCTAATTGCGTATTTGGGCTTGTCGAGTAAATTTTTTGGACTTATGGCTTTGGCTTATAGTTGGTATAAGGCATATCAAAAAGCCCGAGAACTGTGGGGTATAAAGAAAAAATCACCAAGTGAGATTCAAAAGCAAAAAGAGCAGCTCGAAAAAGACCATCATCACTATCATTGTAAAAAGAATCCCGAGGCGTTTCTTCGGTTAAAAGTAGAGAATTTCAAGAATGATGAGGTCGCAAAAAACAAAAGTAAAATTGATAGTATGTACAACTAACAATTGCTTTAAGACGGATTCGCAATGCTTGGCGGCTTGCGTTTGCGGTGTAATAATTGAGTGTCGTGGTAGCGTTACTCACCACTTGAGTGGGCATTAAACAAGGTAAGGATGTATGCGAAAATATTTATTAATGGCAGTATTGGTGATTTTGGTTACTTTTGGTACATACCTATATTTCTTTTATTTTAAATCACATCAAGAATTCGTTATTGATTCGCAAAAATGGTCAAACTTTGGCGGTTTTATTGGAGGGGTCTTAGGGCCGATTTTATCTGCCCTTGCATTAATCGCTGTTTCTGAAACGTTGCAAAATCAGAAAGTTGCAAACGAGCACTCACAAAAGTTTGACGAAATAAACATGAGGACGGAAGACTTAGAAAATATATCCAAGCAATTTGAAAGTATGATCCATACGCGTGCACGTAAACTTCATGATAAGAGTGTTTATGAAGCAATTAATGACAGTTCCTTCGGTAGGAGTTCAACAAGTCAAGAAATAAAGGATTCTGCAAAAGTTGTTATTGATACATTAATAAATATCGCTAGCGTCATACTCGTAATCGAAGAAAAGAAAAAGCTTTTATTTAAAGATGAGTTTTCAGCTTTGGCATTCAAACAAACTTGGATTTACAAATATGCTGGCTTTGGTAATTGTGCTTATAAATTGATTGACCCTAATAGTATAAACACTAGCCAAAAAGATGTTCTTGAACGTGGTTTGGGTATTAAATAGGCAAACTCTGCTCAAGAGGGATTTGTAATGCGTGGCATATGACCACGCGTTTTTCATTTCTAATACTTGATCCAATATCTCCTTAGACGTAGCCTGTGTGCGCTAGGTTTTATATGTCAAGGATATGAAATGGCTAAGTTTTTAAATACAAGTGCTACAAACTACTATCTCGAAGAGCTTATCAAGAACGCATCTGAGAGGCTGATTCTTATCAGCCCTTTTCTCAAGCTTAATGATCGAATTCGAGAGCTTTTGGAAGACAAAGACCGACTAAAAATCGACATTAGAATTGTCTATGGCAAAAGCGAACTACAACCTGATGAAATTAACTGGCTTAAAGGACTCTCCTTTGTGCGTACCAGTTTTTGCAAAAACCTCCATGCAAAGTGCTATATGAACGAAAGTGCTTGTATCATTACAAGCCTAAACCTCTACGAGTTCAGCCAAGTAAACAATAACGAAATGGGTATCTTCATTGACCGTGACGAAGACCTCAATGTCTACAAAGATTCTTACGAGGAAGCGCAACGCATTATTCGTATTAGTGATGAAGTTAGAATCTCGTTAGAGAAAGTTCAAGCTGCTAATTTAGATATGGAATCAACTCAAAAGCCTGTTACAGAGAATGAAATAATTAAACTCAGCTCCTCTAAGTTAGCTAAAAAGCACAAACTTAAAACAGATGACTTCCTTCAGATGTGTGTAAGCAAGGGCTACTTATCTTTCGATGATGGAAAACATTCTTTAACCGAAGAAGGGAAATCGTTGGGTGGTGAGTTCAAGTACAGTAAACGTTTTGGTCCTTACTTTATCTGGCCAGAATCATTAGAAGTTGAATAGAAAAATAAGGCTCCTGTTGGAGCCTTCAATCACACTATTTTCTTTAGTACTCTTGCATACTTCAATATTTGGTGAGCAACCTTTATATCATTCGAAGCACCTAACTCAAGTAAAGCAACCCCAATCAATACTTGCTGCGCAGTAACCAACTGACCAGTTGGAAGCTCTAAGCGATCATGCCGCATTATAAAATTCTCCCAATCTCCACAAGAGCTCAGTTCCCTTCCCTTATTCATCCTCATCAGGCGTTTACACTCTGGAGGAATAGATTTTCCCTTATCCCATTCTTTGACCGTTCTCACAGTTTTCAAACAAAGTTTGGCAGCATCTTCGACGGTTAAACCACATTCAAATTCACGAAAAATATAGTTTTTAGTCATTTCGTGATACTTCATTGAATTGTCCCTCAAAAGAGAGACATTTTATAGGATACGCATATGCAATCGCATTCAAAATAAGCGCCCATAATGCGCACTGATGTAGCGATTCTTTAGGACTTGCAATCACTAAGGCCAATTCAGCACAAGTTATTGAAATACTTGACAATCCAAGTCTATCAAACTTTTTTGCAATTCATTCCCATGCTACTTCTATCTACGGATTATAGAAATCAATTGATCTACGGTAACTCGGTCTTGCTTACTTTAAACTGAAGGTTCACGAACCAGTTGTTATATGTATGCGGATATATTTTTCAGGATATTTGTAACGATATCGCTTACCGGTTTTTAAGTTTGAACGAGCAAAACGGCAAACTTTTGTATCTCCGCTTCCAGTAACTCGTTTTACTATTGCTACTTTTCCTTTATGTTCCATTTCAATCATTAAATCGCAATAACCATCATATTGGTCGAACTGCTTATCGACTTTCTTTTGTAGCGTCGATTTAATTTTCTTAGCCACTGGATTTGTTTCTGAATCATCGGCCAATGTTGACGCTGTGGGTAACAATAATAAAAATAAAGTGACAACGTATCGCATTCGTAAATCCATTTTTGATAAATGGACTGATTGTAATTTTTTATGCGTCAAATGCTAAAACGGGACACAATTTTGCGTCCCGTTTAACGTAGATAAGTAATTGATATGTCGGCTAAGCTTGTTTCTTGCCTTTATTAGCTTTGAAACCTTGATGAGGAAAAACATTTCGAATTCGTTGTTGAACTTTCTTTGGTACGTCTTTAGAAAAGACTAACCTCATTCCGGAGCGTTGGTTGTACACTTTGAGTTCACCAGTAAATGGGTCATGTTCGCCAATATCTTGTAAGTTATGTTTAAAAGATGGAGGTATATGCCCTTTTACCTTGCTCAAGTGGCCGTCATCAAAACTCACTTTTAACACGGGTCTATCCACGGCGATCAACCAGAATATGACGATTGCAGCAATTAATATCACATATAGCAT